AGAACATGATGAGTATCAGAAACTTGTTTTAGCTGATGTTAATAATTATATAGGTGTAAATAATTTTAAGGAAGTAAACATTACTAAATGGAGAGAAATAAAACAATCTGAGCCACACTATTTATTTAAAGTAGATGGTGATAAGTTTAGTTATGCTCCTGTAAAATTAAAAGGCCGCTTTGATTTTCATAATTTACAATTACATAAAAACAAATCAAAGTTAGTTATTCCAAAAGCTATTTATTCATACTTTGTTAAAGATATATTACCTGAAGATTATTTAGAAACAAATAAAAATATTCTTGATTATTGTATAGGTGGTAAATCTAAAGGAGATTGGAAACAAGTAGCAAAATCAATAAAAGATGGAGTTTATAGTGAAAAAGATTTGCAAAAGATAAATAGGTATTATATTTCTAAATCTGGCGTAAAAATTATTAAACTTAATAAAAATGATGGTAGGGAAATACAGCTAGAAGCCGGGAAATGGCTACAAACTGTATATAATGATATGAAAGTAGAACCAAAATGGGAAAACTATGATATCAATAAAATTTATTACCTGGAAGCAATTGAAAAGGAAATAAATAGCATATTAACAGTATCGTCAAATCAATTAAAATTATTTTAAAAATATGGATTATTTTGAATTAGAATGCGCAGTAGAACACTGGGCGAAAGAAAAAGAAATTCTTTCTAAAGCAACACCAATGGCTCAAGCATTAAAAACTTTAGAGGAATGCACTGAACTAGGTGTAGCAGTTAATAACAATGATAGAGCAGAGATTATAGATGCTATGGGTGATATAATGGTCACCCTGATTATTCAGGCTAAAATGCAAGGGCTTAAACTAGAGGAGTGTCTTGAGTCTGCATATAATGTAATTGCAAAACGTACAGGTAAGATGATCAATGGTCAATTTGTAAAAGATGATGAAGGCAAATTTTCAGAATGGGATAACTTAGAAGACATTGAAGTAAAAGATGCTGAGGAAATAAAAATGAAAGATATAGATATTATATCTGGTACTGAATCTGCATATATTAAAAATGAGTTATAGACCATTGCCTGAAGGTCTTACAATAAAAGATTCTTCAGTGCACGGTTTGGGTTTATTTGCAACACAAGATATTGTCAAAGGTGTTGAACTTGGAATAACCCATGTGCATAATGATAAGTTTGAAAATAACTACATAAGAACTCCATTGGGTGGATTCATTAATCATAGTGATAAACCCAATGCTCAGTTAATTTCTGTTGGTAACATGATGCGTTTAACAACAATAAAATTTATTAAAAAAGGGGATGAACTCTTTACTAAATACGAATTATATGAAATTATATGATACACCTAGAAATAGTAGAATTAAAGTAATAGCAGATATTAAAGTACCTCCTTCTTCTCCAGTTATTGAAGAAGCAGAGGAACTCAATTTTAGCCATGTAGATGGAATGTATAGTTACTGCACAAGAGATAATGGTGAAGTAGTACATTTAGCAGCATGGACAGAAGTGGAAATAGTTAATAAATAGAAATGACAAATAAAGAAAAAAAAGAAAGGGAGAGATGGGCTAAAGCAGGTGTAAATTTTATGCCTTGTGATGAAGATAGTCAAATATATAGTTGGCAAAGGACAAATAGAAAAGCTTCTTATACAACTAAAGAAACAATATCTAAGAAAAATAGAAACCCGAAAAATATGGGTGTTAGACAATCTGATATATGGAATGGTAAAAACACAAAAAACTAAAACTCTTGTTACTAAAGACAATAATAATAGTGCTAACTGCATAGCTCCTAATATAATCTACGGATGTTTTGGGGGCTGTGTAGATACTTATTGTTATATGTCTAGGTACAATGGTAATAGAGTTTATGTCAACACAAATGTTGATGAGATATTTCAGTCTGTTGTTGATTGGGAAAAAGGTTACTATAAGGAACCTGATCAACAGGACCCTATATATACAATGGTAGATGTTGCATGTAATTCAGATCTTGTATTAATGCAAAAACATATGCCAGAACCTTTGATTAAATATCTTAAACGTTATGATAATCACCCACAGTTAAATAGTACAATGGCCACTAAGTATCCGGGATTATTAAAACTAGATGTAAATCATTTTAATAAACCACCACGGGTACGTGTAAGTCTCATGCCTCAGAAGTATTCTAATATATTAGAACCTAAGATGCAAAAGATAGCCAGCCGCATAGAAGATATCAATCGTCTTAAAGACTTAGGATGGGAAGTACATTGTAATTACAGTCCTCTAGTGTTTTATCCAGGGTGGAAAAAAGAGTATAATAATCTTTTCTCTATGGTAAAAGATAATGCGGGTATTAATAAGTGTGAGGTAATTGCATTAACCAACCATAAAAATCAAATGGCTAAAGCATCTCCAGAAGCTCAAGAACTTATGAGGCGTTCTTATGAAGTTAAGAATCAATCAGGAGTTATGAGATATCCTTTACAACATAAAGGAAGGTTGCTTAATGAATTCAAAAAAATATACAGTAAATACTTTCCTATGGATACAATACGGTATATATTTTAATATTAATAATATGATAACAATTATTGAATGGAATAGTAGACAACAATTTGAATCAAAAAAATTAGCGTCTGAATATTTTAAAATACCCGTCACTTTAATAGATAAAAGTTTAAAATTAAATAAAGGTGTAACATGTAAAAATAATAAAAGATATAAATTCTCAAAATCTTGGTCCCAGGATGGCCAATCAAGAATATTAAAAACACCTCGCAGTACTACAATGCCTTTTGGTAAATATAAAGGTAAAAATCCTAAAGATATACCTTTGAATTACCTTGTATGGATGTATAAACAAGAAAACTGCCCATGGTGTGTTAAAAAAGCGCTGAAAGATTTAAAAGAATTAATTAAATAATTTTTTGTTGACTCAGTTAAATTAATTATATTTACACTTTAAAAGTTTATAATATGGGATATTCAAAACCAACAGAAGTAACTAGATCATATCTGGAGACTGCTGCTTTACCTAATCATGGTAAATCTTACACAGTTGTTTCACATAAAGAGGTGATAGACAACACATTGAATCTGCTTAAAGCAAGCGGGTTCTCCATAACAAATGAAACATATAGATCTAATATGAGAGCTAATGTTGCACAGGGTATTTATTATTTAAGACCCGTTAATCCAGTTGATAAAACCATACTTGAAGAAGAAGAGCTTGGGATGATGTTTTCCTGGACAAACTCCTATGACAAAAGCACAAGATTTCAATGTGCAATTGGCGCATATGTAAAAGTATGTTCAAATGGAATGATTGCTGGTGATATGATGAACTATTCAAGAAAACATACTGGTTCAGCAAACATGGATATTAAAAATCAAATTTCAAGTCAAATTAAGAATGCAGAAAAATACTATGCACGCATAATAAAAGATAAAGATGCCTTGAAAACTATAGATATGTGTACAAAAACACAATCTGAACTAATTGGACGGTTATTTATTGATGAAGACATGTTAGATAGTCAACAAGTATCTTGCATTAAAAAAGAGATGGATAAACCATCATATAATTACGGTGTTGCTAATGATAGTGCTTGGGCCTTTTATAACCATGTTACACATGCATTAAAAAAAGCACACCCGCGGGATTGGTTAGTTGATCAACAAAATTTTCATGATTTTGTCACGGCCGAATGCTTTAATAACAAAATAAATAATCCCAATAATTTATTTCATTCATATGAATTAAACTTTGATAATGCTGAATTAAATATTAATAAAACTGATACTGACTTATCTATAGAAATAGATGAGGATATTACAGAAAAAATGTTAGTTCAGGATATATATATGGGTAGATAAATATGATTTGGTGTCTGGTTATTCTTGGAATAATATTTTGTTTTTACATGACCCACAATAATAATATGGACAACTTTTAGTCCAGGAGATGTAAACCAACAGGGGGATAAGTTTTTGCATTCTTATCCCCCTTCTCCTATTAAAAAATTAAATATGAACGCAAAAGATAGAAAAGAAAGACCAGTATTTACTGGTGTTATAAAATATTTTCCTAAAGCACTTATGGAAATAGCAAGAGTTTCGCTACAAGGTAATAAACAACATCACCCTGATAAACCATTACACTGGGATCGTAATAAATCAAAAGATGATTATGATGCACTTACTAGACATCTTATAGATGCAGGCACTATAGATGATGATGGAATTCGTCACACCGCAAAAGTGGCGTGGCGTGCATTAGCATGTTTAGAAAAAGAATTAGAAAATGAATATAATTTAGACAAATGACAAAGAAAATAGGATATTTGTTTAGAAGAAAATATAGTCAGATAAAGAGAGTGTTGGATTTCTTACCTTTAATCTGGAAAGGATATGATTGGGATTATCATTATGCAGTTGAATTATTTCAACATCAGTTGAAACGAATGGCTAATTTTTTAGAATCAGATAAAGCAAAGACATTAGAATCAAAAGTTGCCGCTGCTAGAATTAGAACGGCTATTGAGTTAATGAGCAAAGTATATGATGAAGAGTATGGAACAGAATATATAGATGATATTGAATTTCTTTATGGTAAAACCAAATATGAGTTTGTTGAGTTAGAAGAGAAAGATGAAAAAGGAGACTCATATTATGAAATGGTTCATTCAAATGAATTAGCAGTAGATGAAAAACATCAAAAAGAAATTGATGAAGTAAGACATCAAATGTTTTTAAGAAGCAGAGATAAACAAAAACGTGCTCATAAGTTACTTTGGGACTTTATAGAACATAACATTCAAAGATGGTGGGACTGATATGAAAATTAAAATTGTAAAAATAGTAGGTCAAGTATATATATACCCTATAGTCAAAGTTACATATGATAGATTCTTAAATGGAAATAAAGAATTTATAATTGCTTGGTTAAAATGGGAATTAATAATAGCAACATGAGAAAATGTAATAAATGTAAAAAGAAAAGGCCTGATTGGTTTTTTAAAACGGATAAAAAGAAAACCTGCCGTAGATGTGAGCATAGATGGTGGCGTGATATATTACGCATGATGGTTAGAGATAGAAAACTAACACCATTAGAAAGAATGGCATCCAGACTTGGATATATGGGCGTAGGTTTTCTTATAGCTGGTCAATGGACAATTAATCCTATATTATATATGATGGGGTTTAGTTGTGTGCTTATACAAGTTGCAACCAGAAGGCAGTGGAATTTAGTTCTTTTACAGCTTAATGGCTTAATAGCTTGGACAATTCATTTCTTTACAAACTGATGTTTAAGTTTTAATTAGTATTAACCACTGAGTCACCAGTCTTTGTTTTAGGACTATGTGGACTCAGTGGATTACTTATTTTATTTTACTCAACTCATGTTTGATTATTAATTATATACCTACAAATCCAAGAGCTACAAGTCTTTCCCTGTATATACCCATATAATACTGACCATTTTGTTGAACTTCAGCTGCAGTTCCTGTTTGACCCAGGGCTGCAAAAAATAAATCAGTAGTATTGCCCACACCTGTAATTGCTCCATGAATTGGATCGTTTGTATACCCAGCAGCAACATATTTTATAGGTGTTGTATTTTGAGGTACTGGCATAAGAGTATTATTTGTCCAAGATCCACCGAATGTAGGTGCTTGTCCACCTATTCCTACAACAAAACCTTGAACTAAGTCGGCTATAGGAGGAGTTGCATTTCCAACAGCTATATGGACAGCTCTATAAATTTGATTGTTACCTGCTGCAGTTTCTGCTGCTTGAATATAAGACTGTAAGTTTGCAATATCAGCTGCAACAAGTTGACTTGACGCAGTACTAGTTGAAGATTGATAATCTAGAGAACCCATATAGTCACCAGACTCATCACCCCATGCTGCAAATACAACAGTGTCTGCATTTTGAAATTGATCACCTGGATTTGTTGTTAAAGGTCCATTTCCAGCATTTGCTAAAAACTCTAAAGTATGCTCAGAATTGGTACCACCTCTCCAGCCAAATTTAACTTTAATATCAAATTCATCTGAACCGTTTGTTGCTGGATTATTTGCAATGCTTTGAGCATCTTCTTGTGCTTCTGTTAAACCTGTTGCATAAAAATCTTGTAAAAAAGATCTAGCAGTTAATCTAGTATTATTTACACTACCACCATCATAATCAGATTTCTTTTGTGCAGCTGTCCTTCTAAAAACAAGAGGTGTGTTAGCCGCAATTGATACAGCAGCAGTAAGCGCAACCTGGCCGTTCGGTTTAGTAGATACAGGCTGTCCAGTAACAAAAGCTCCAGTACTTGTTTCAATTCCTGTTGCTGGATCCATTACAAATAGTTCCATGCCATCTACTATTAGGTAAACAGCTCTATAAGGTGTATAGGTAGAAGTAGTATTTGACATATCATTTGCAAACTGACCTTCACCTGAAGATCCGCCACCTTGACTTCCCATGCTAAGCGTGACTTGAAAACTATTATTAGCTGCAATTGTATTTGTTGCTCTAACAAAACCAATACTTGATGCTCTTGATAATATTGTTCCCGCTCCATCCATAGATCCGGATGCATCAAACCAATTTACAAAATATGTATTTATAGTTGGCACTATACCTGCTATAGTAAAATTATCTGTATCAGAAAGAACTGGATTTCCATTATCCGATACAGTCATATTAACAGTCCATGCTCCTCCAGTTGCTGGATATTGACCAGATAATGTACCTGAACAGTTATTAGATGGGTCAGGTGTAAAAGTTAACCATTGATTAGCATCAGGTAATGTGTATACCGTACTGGTTGTTACATCTTCTACTGTGATCACATAAGTTAAATCATCACAAGGAGTATCAGGATCTGCAGTTGTCCAAGCATAATTCCATTGATCTCCTGCGGTTAAATTTGGGTAAGTATTAGCTGTTACTGGATTTGTAGATGTCCATAATGGACTATCATTTACAGCAGTAATATTTATAGTTATAGTTGCTGTATTGCTAAAGCAATATCCATCATATACTCTAAATTGAAATTGTTCTACACCAAAATAGTTTGGATCTGGATCATATGTAAATGCTCCTGTTGCAGTATCAAAAGTAAATGTACCATTGCCTGGTCCAGATCCTACTAAAGAATAAGTAAGACCATAACCACCATAACCATCATCAGAAGCCTGGGCTGTTGCAGTTAATGGAGCGCCATCTTCTATAATTGTATAACTATCACTTACTGCTAATGGACATTGATTATTAGCAAAAACAAGACATGAACACCAGTTCATTTGTCTGTCAGAGTTTGGTTGATCATACATTTCCGCAGTAAATTTAACTTTATCACCAAAACGCAGATCAGAAGTTGGATAACCTAAATTTGGTCCAGCTGGAGTAGTTGGAGAATTCCAAGAAGCAAAATTCTGAACTTGTGTTGAACCTCCCCAAGTAGGAAATTGAATGGCATTATCAGCCAACAATGAACCCGTCTTTACATTCTCTGCAATAACAACAACTCTATCTCCATCAACAAGCCAATTCATATCTTTGATATTTTTGACTGCAGTTGTTGTATCATCAAGATTTACATATGCATTAAAATTACCATTAGTTGATGCCCAACCATCAGGTAACATATCTAATGTATCAAAGCCAACTTGTGGTTTAATACTAGATGCATCTCTAAATTTAATTAAATTATCATTTGCTGTATCTCTTACAAGAACTTGAATAAGTGTGTCATCTTGGTCAAGTGTATCTAATTTTGTTGTACCATTAACTTCAACATTTCCTTCAAGAAAAGTATTAGTTTCTACATGTAAATCACCCTCTACTATAGCTTCACCTTCAATTGTAACTTTAGTAGCTGGAGTAGTAGAGTTACCATCTTGAATTAATATAGAGCATCCCAATGTATTTGAATCTGGTGTCCATAGTGGCAGCCTGTAAACTTCACATTGCTCACCTACAATTGCTGCAGGATTATCTTCCCAAGAAAATGTAGTTCCATTAGATATAAGAATCTGATCCGCTGTACCAATTGCTAATTCTTGTTTTAAATTATTTGAATTCCCTTGCCATAAGCTTCCGTAAGTTAGGGCTTCTACAACATCATCATCAGACCATATAACTCTTCCGTCATCAAGACCAACAAGAACTTGTGCTAGTCCACCCACATTACCTAAAGAATCATATACTGGACCATTAAGAAATATGTTTGAGTTTATAACTGTATTTGTTATTGGTTGAGCCGGTGATACAACAGGAATACCATGTTGTACATTTACTAAAGCAGTAAAAGTGACACCATCCATTGTAAAGTTTGGATCATCCTCAAGTTCACCATTAGGCCCTACAATAACTATACGATCTTCTGTAAGGTCTAATATATTTGCTGAACCAGCTGTTAGTTGTAAATTTATATTAGCATTTTGGTCTACTTGTAAATCTCCTTCTATAACAGTGTCTCCAGCAATATTAATAATAGTACCCAGATCATTCTGAGAAATAATTGTTTTAGTAATAGTTGCTGTATTACAATCACCTTGAAAAACAGGATCTGTCCACATTGTAATGTAACGTTCTTGAGTGCCAGTAGGGTCTTGTCTAACCATTCCCTCTTCTGTAGCACACTTGAAGTCTCCCCATTTAATAACAAATGGCTCCATAGTTGGATTATATGTAGATCCAGTATTTAAAGAACTATTCCTATACAACTTACCAAACTCAAAATGATCTTTGATCTTATCAAGTTTAATTTTCTTTTTATTTCTATTTAAAAGTCCTAATACTTCTTGTGTATATACACTCATGATTTAATTATTTATAAATACAAAGCCGCAATCAATACATTTGTTTGAGCTGAGCATGTTATTGTTATATTACCTTCAGTACTACTAAATGCTGCAATTTCAAATGGTCCTAAAAAACCTTCTTCGCCTGCTGCTAAATTTAATACTGCATTTTCCTTAACCAGTTGTCCTAACGAAGGATCTTGATATGTAGTAACATAAGGTACTAATGTTGCAGTCATTGCAACTGTACCATTATTTTGCACATGAAAAAACTCTTTGCCTGTGTTAGCCAATTGATCCCCTGTTGCACTTGGAGTAACATATGTGGGTTCTAAACCAACTTGTGATATTTGTTGAGCTGTTAACTGTGCCATAATTTTTAACTATTTCTAAATCCTTTTTTAAAAGCTGCTGATTGAACTGGCTCAGATGCTCTAGTGGAATCCATGTCACACTTAATACCTGCTTTAGCTATTCTTTGTCTTTTTGCAACCTTTTTTGCATTTCTTTTCATTAGAGTTTTTGAATATACTGATGTAGGATCATAATACCCATTCTCTATTTTTCCTGTTCCTTCCGGAAATGATATTTTTTTGGCCATGGTTATTTCTTTTTCTTTTTCATTGATCCACCATATCCCATAGTATTTGGGTTAAGTACATCTCCGCCATTCATGTAGCCCATAAGACCCCCACCTTTAGACATTTGATCCATTCTTGCTCTAGTTGGTGTAACATCGCCATCACCAGCTCCATTTGTAAATCCACCACCATATTCGTAGTTCATTCCTGCTTTTTTCATATTATTTGGCATAATTTCTATTTTTTAATTGTTGTATATTTTTCAAATCCTCTTGAACCAAAATAAGCTACATAAATTGTAACTAATAAAGTCTTTAATAGTTCTACCCAACTCTCATCTATATCAAATGCAATATCTAGTGAGTCAAGCACAATATATAAAGAAGTGATAATAGTTAAATATACCAGTGTCAATGGTCTTGTATTTTTACTTAACCAAGAATCTGATTTCATATCACTGTCCCAACGCTTTGTTACCTCTTGCATTTCAATCATATCTAATTCAAGAAGCTTCATTGCTTTTTCTTTATCTTCAGGTGGCAATGTTGGGTCTTTATCAATAAGATTTTTTACTACACCCATAACACCTGAGTTAGGTAATAGATCCCCTACTACATCAACAATACTAGATCCTGCACCTAATAAAAATTTTCCAACTTTTGTATCTTTAAACTTTTTCTTTTGCTTTTTCATTATACTTGTGTTGTTGTTAAGTTACCTGAAGTATCTACACCTAATTGCCACACTTGTCCATTTGTGTCTGTTAACCTTAATGATGTTGCCGGACCTATTGTAATATCATTTGCAGTAGAAGTTAATCCTATACCTGATGCACTTAAAGATTTAAACTGAAGTGTTTCACCAACTTTACCACTATAAATAACTTGGCCTGCACCTAAACTTTGCGCTGCATTTGGCTCACCTGTTGTTTCTAGCTCTACATAATCATTATCTGAAGATATAGCAATAGAAAGATTGCTACTTAAAGACTTCAAAGATCTAAAGTAAACAGTGCACTCATCTGTTTCAGGATCTACAGTAGTTGTTTGATAAACTTGACCGTTAGTTGTTGGAACAGGAGGTGTGTTTTCATGATTGCAATGTTCAGAAGCAATTTTAAAGTCTTTAACTTTTATAACTTTAATACTTTTATAAGGAATTGGTGATGCAACACCTGTCATATCAGGTTGCTCATTAGTACCTAAAATAAGAACATCGTCCAAGTTTGCTTTCTTTGCAAAAACAGATCTTTTAATTAAACTTAATACATCAGTTAAGATATTCATTTTTTAAACTTTATTATGAATGTGTCCACCCACCTATTTTATATTCTTGCAATTGTTCTGTCCCATCTGCTTTACTAGCAACTCTTTTTGCATTTCCACCTTTTTGCATTTTTTCAAGTATTGAACCCATCATCATTTTATCTAATTCACCACCATCTGATGATAGTAAATTAGCACCTTTTTTTGGTGCTTTTTGAGTTGGTAATGCTGTAATTTTTTTATTCATCTTTTTATATTTATATATCCAATGTAAAAGTTACAAAAAATAAATATGCCTTTATAGTGGTGTAATTAAACTCAGCATCTGGTTGTATAAACTCCCAGCCCAATGCAAATCTATTGTGAGGCCAATGGAACGCTATTTCTAATTGCCAATCACCCATTATATTTTACTATTAGTTTTTTTACAAAGACCTTGACGGCAATGTCCTAGGCAGACTTTACCCTTTGTGATCCATTGTATTAGTAAACATATTTGTCTCATTATTTGGTTTTTTTATTAACTTTTCTTTTTCTGGTTTTGCCTGCAACAGCTTTAGGTACATGACCCAGTTGATTGCCAACCTCTTTAATTGCTTTAGCTACATCAGACAATTCTGTTGATGTAAGCTTATAACGTTTTACAATTTCTACTAGTGTAGCTTCGGCCTTTTCATCAATTGTGGTTTTAGACCAAATAGCTCTCCAATAATCTTGTAAACTAAATGTCCAAAGAACATGTATAATTTTTTTAAACATATTATGTTTTTTTAAAAGTACTATAGTAATAATATACAAATTTTGTATCAATATAACAACTCAAACACATAAAGATATATTATCTTTGTTTTGTCTTATTTAATAAACCAATAAATTTTAATTTATGAATGAAGTAAATCCAATACAATTTAAAAATAAATTTAGTGTTGAATTTTTACCAACAGAAACTCTTTTTGGTATAAAGTCAGTCAACTGTGAAGTATTATGTACAGATAAAAAATACCGTCCTGTAACAGGTGTAGAAATAGGTCTAATTTTTTTAACATTAAGTTATGTAAATATAACTGATTAGCCTTTTTATTCTGATAAATATTTCATACTTTATAGTTACTGAGCAGCTACATTTTCATTCTAGAAGATGTAGCTTTTGCTTCCTATGAGGAATATCTAAATCTAATAAACATATTATATATGAACAAAAACATCTTTCAGCCCAGAACAAACATTTTACCGTATGAATACCCACAACTGCTAGCATATAAAGATGCTATTAGACATTCCTATTGGATTGATACAGAGTTTAATTTTACAGAAGATATACAAGATTTTAAAATAACTATCAACTCTCAAGAGCGTGATGTTATTAAAAAGACCATGCTTGCAATCGCGCAAATAGAAGTTAATGTAAAAACTTTCTGGGGTGATTTATATAAAAGAATGCCTATTACTGAAGTCGGTGATGTGGGATTTACATTTGCTGAATCAGAGGTTAGGCATAAAGATGCATATGCCAGACTACTGAGAATACTAGGATTAGAAGAAGAGTTTCAATCTGTAGTTGAAGTACCAGCAATAGAGGGAAGGCTTAAGTATTTAAAGAAGTATTTGGATGGCACACGTTCTAGAGATAACAAAATGTACACTAAGTCTGTGTTATTGTTCTCTTTATTTATTGAGCATGTAAGTTTGTTTAGTCAGTTCTTGATTATGATGAGTTTCAACAAAGAGAAAAACGTACTTAAAGGTATTTCTAATGTAGTTGAGGCTACAAGTAAAGAGGAAGAGATACACGGTAACTTTGGAGCTGAAATCATAAACATTATTAAAAAGGAGAACCCTGAGTGGTTTGATGCTGAATTTGAAGATCTAATTTATTCAGCATGTAAAAAAGCATATAAAGCAGAGTGCGGTATACTTGATTGGATCTTTGAGAAAGGAGAACTCAGCTTCTTACCACAGAATACAATACAGCACTTTATAAAAAACAGATTCAATAACTCTTTAGAAAAGATAGGTATGAAACCTATTTTTGAAGTAGATAAAGAACTATTAAAATCAGTAGAATGGTTTGACATAGAGATAACAGGCACCAAAGAAGGAGACTTCTTTTACAAGAAGAGTGTTGACTATAATAAAAAAAGTAAGAGCATCACAGTTGATGATTTATTTTAATAAACCAACAATCATGGAATATAATAAATATTACTGGCTGACAGAAGACAGCCGCACATTTTTATCAAGAGGGTATATATCAGAAAGCCCTGAACAAAGAATCAAAGACATTGCTATAAAAGCAGAAAAGTATTTGAATATAAAAGGCTTTGCAGAAAAGTTTGAGGATTATATGGCAAGAGGATTTTACTCTTTGTCTACTCCTGTATGGATTAACTTTGGTAAGCAAAAAGGTTTACCTATTAGCTGCTATGGATCTAACATAGATGACAATCTAGATAGTATATTAAACGCAGGGCGTGAGATAGGTATGATGTCAAAATATGGAGGTGGAACAAGTGCTTACTTAGGTAATATTAGACCTAGAGGTAGTGTAATATCAACCGGTGGTTATGCTGACGGACCAATTCATTATGCTAGAATGTATGACACTGTAGTAGATGTATGCAAACAATCAGAAGCTAGACGCGGAGCTTGTGCTGTATATTTACCAGTTGAGCATGCTGACATAGATGAGTTTTTAGATATTGGTACTGAGGGTAATCCAATACAAAACTTGCAGTATGGTATCACAGTAAGTGATGCCTGGATGCAGGAGATGAAAGATGGGGATAGAAAGAAACGTAAGATATGGGCAAAAATAATTCAACGCAGATCTGAGTTTGGGTTTCCTTATATTATGTTTAAAGATAACACCAATAATAACACACCTTACAAAGATTTAGGAATGGAGATCACAGCTTCAAATTTATGCTCAGAGATCCAACTTCCTACAGATAGTTATAATTCTTTTGTGTGCTGCCTTGGTTCTATAAATGTATTACACTGGGATGAGATAAAAGAGACAGATGCTATACAGACATATGTGTATTTTCTTAATGCTGTAATGGATGAGTTTATTATGAAAGCTGAAACTATGCCCGGTATGAAGAGAGCATATAACTTTGCTAATAAACACAGAGCCATTGGTTTAGGAGTTCTTGGATATCATTCTTTATTTCAGTCTAAGTTAATTGAGTTTGACTCAATACAAGCTAAAGGATTGAATAGTGAAATATTTAGAACTATAAAAGATAGAAGTGAAATAGCATCAAGAAAACTGCACACTGACTATGGATATACGTGTTTAAGAGAAGGATATGCAAACACCACACTGATGGCAATTGCTCCTACTAAATCTAGTAGTTTTATTCACGGTGCAGTGTCTATGGGAATAGAGCCTATCAAGTCTAACTACTTTGTAAAAGATCTTGCTAAGTCTAAGACTGTATATAAAAATCCTTATTTAGAGAGTGAGCTTGAAAAGTATGGGTTAAATACAGATAAAACTTGGAAGTCTATTCTAAGTAAAGATGGTAGTGTTCAACACTTAGACTTTCCTACTAAAGTGGTGTTTAAATCTTTTGTTGAGATCTCACCTAAAGAGATTGTTTTGCAAGCAGCTCAAAGACAAAAATATATTGATCAATCGCAGTCACTTAACTTAATGATTGATCCATCTGTGTCTGCTAAGCAAATTAATCAGTTATATTTATATGCTTGGGAAGAAGGTGTAAAAACTTTGTATTATCAATTTAGCAAAAGTAGTGCTCAGGATTTTGCAAGAAACATTCTTGAGTGTGCTAGTTGTGAAGGTTAAATTATTTTCTTAAACCTTTGTGGTTATCTATAGCGTCTAGGATTTTATTTAGTTCTGCTGTTTTAATTAAACCTGCCATAGATGCATTCTTTAGTGCGCTAATTAATTGTAGAATCATAAACGGTACAACAACAACCTCGGATAGCCAACCTGTTCCTGAAAATCCTTTTTCAACCATAAGGAGAACGGTTAGGATGGCTATCCACACAAAGGTGTTTCTTGTTATCCTTAGTGCTTTATAGGTTTTAAAACCTTCTCTTTTTATGCCTGCCCAAATTCCAAATATACCGTCTAACCATAATACAGAACAAACAGCTAAGTACTGTTCCATATTTTCCATAGATAAATTAAGAAAGTATGTACATAAATATGTACAAAAAGCTGTTATCCCCACTATAATTATTTTAGTTGTCATGTTAATACTTATTCATTTATACAGCTCTCAATTTCTTTTACTTTTAATTTTAATATATCAATATCATTAACTGCTTTTTCTTGGTACTTTTCTAAATATAACAATCTCATATTCTGTTCAGCGTCATCAGGTAAAGAGCCTAGTTCACCTCTTGGCCACTTTACTCTAAACTCAGAGTTCATTTCAAGTTCAGATTCCATTCTCATTAGATTAATTTCTAACTGTTGAATCTGCGCTACTAGTGTAAAATAAACACCTGCTATAGATAATAAACCAAAACAAATAGCAACAATGGTTTTTACATTTACATTTAAACGTGTATCTTCAGATAACTCTTTCATAGTAGATCATAGGGTTTATACTATAATATACTAAAACTTATTGTCACAACTTTGTTTTATCTCTGCAAATTTGTCTTATTTAATAAAATAGTCGTTCATTTTTAAATAAGCATCATACTTTTGTATAGAGTATAAGATGGGAATTACGTCCTTCCAATTTTTATAAACTTTAAGTTGACCTTTTCTGGGCTTTTGTTGATATA